TGCATTTCTTTTAGCATATCAATCGTCCCGTCACCGGCTAATGTAAGATTTCTTACTGCATCCTCAGATTTTTTAGAAGCTGTTCCTATTGCGTCACTTGCTTTTAAATATTCTTCTTCTGTATTTCCTATTGCAGTAGCAGAATCATTTAAATCTTTTATAAATCCGTCAAAAAATTTATCTAATTCATTGAAAGCAATTGCGATAGCTCCACCTTTTGCTATTGCTAATCCAATCCCTGCTAATCCTTTAGAAGCTCCTTGTGTCGCCAATGCAATAGCGATCATGCTTTTTGCTAATTTCATAGCTCCAGCTGCAGCATTTACAAAAAACGAAGCTATTTTTATTGCTATCAAAAGTTTAAATATTTCTAATAATATATCAGCATTATCTTTTACAAATGCAAAACCGTCACCTAATCTATCAACGGCTAATCCTAAACCTGATCCAAGAGTTTTAGCAAATGCGTCTATCTGTGCTTGATTATCTTCTATCAGTTGATCTAAATCACCGAATTGTCTTTTTAATTCTGGAAAGAAACCTTCTTGTACTATTATTCTTTTAAAGTTGAATACTTTATCATTTAACATAGATAAAGTTCCCTCAAAAGTTTTTGCTAAATCATCAGTAACTGAACCGAATTCACCTCCAGGACCAAAGACTCTTTGGAAAGCTTCAATGGTTTCTTGTACTGAAACTTTTGCTCCTGCAGAGAAACCGAGCATATCTCTAACACCTCGTTCTCTAAAAATATCAGCGGAAGCGATACCACCACTAAATGCTCTTTGTATTTGTGTTGCAGTAGTTTCAAAATCTAAACCTGTAGCTGCAGCAACATTACCTGTAATTTTTAATATCTCACCTAATTGTTCTGCATCATCAGAAACGACAGCTAGATTTCCTGCTCCTCTTTGTATTTCTTCTAATGAAAAAGGAACTTTACCAGCAAATTCAGCCATGACATTGAAAGCTCTTGCGCCTTCTTCTACACTACCAAATAAAGCTTTTAATCTTACTTGAAGGCCTTCAATTTGAATTCCTGTTTGAACTATTGATCTTATTGCAAGTCCTGCACCTAATCCAATAAGTGCATTTTTAACATTTAAAACACTTCTTTTTGTTCTCTCTAGATTATTGTTTACATTATTGAGCGCCTGTTTCGATTTATCCTTAGCGACAATATCAATATTTACTTTTTTTGTTGCCATTATCTACGCTGAGCTTTCATCAAGTTTAATTGTCTTTCATGTTCCTTACTTTGATTTTCAAAATAAGCTTCCCATATATTAAACTCATATACGGACATTTGCAAGATTTCTGGAATAGTTTTATGTAATCGTTCAGCAAGAGCGACTACATTATAAAAATCTGGATTTTTTAGTTTTTTTTAATGTCATCATAACCAGTCCCTAATATTTGATTAGCAACTCTTGCGACAACATCTGTATCTGCATGTGTTTTGAAATTCAGTTTATCGTTTGGAGTAAACATTTTTTCATGCTCTTTATTCAAAGATTTTTCAATTATGATATCAATTAGAATATTAAGATCTTCACCTTTAACATTCTTAAACAATTTGCTTTTCTCAAGCATATTAAATGGTTTAGCATAGATTGCTTTATCACCAACTAAATCCCATTCTGGCACTTCTATTACTTTGATTTGTAATTCATCAAAATGCGATTTTACTCCGTCAAAGTAATTTACCTTTTCTGCCATAAAATTATGCTACAGTACCGATAGTAAGACCACCAGAACCCTGTATAGAAACTGTTCTTGTTGATACACCGTCCAAAGATACACCTACTGACATTCCTGTAATAATTCCAGAACCACTTAATTTTTGATCCCCACTATCATTACCTTCTGGCAAAAATGCAAATGTTAAACTTGCGCCTTGTACTAAAGCTCCTTGTCCAGAATCAGTTTCGTCATAGTTCATATCTACTGAAGCAGTAAAAGTTCCTCTACCAGCCAAAAAAGATTTCATTGAATCACCTAATGCTGTATCTTCTACAACATCATGAGTAGTATCAACTGTGAAACCTGTTAAATTTCCAATAGTAGAACCGCCAACTGTCATAACACCTTCTTTACCGTGATGTGTTGCCATTTTTTACTCCTTTTCTTTCTTTAAATCTTTTATAATCTTTTCAGTTTCCTTTGCAACTGAAATATTTTTTTTATGATGAAAAATTTCGTAACCTAATTTTTTATAATGATCGACAAATTCTTCCGATATTTTAATCATGCTATCGCCTTTTTTCATACTAATGTCTTTAGCCATTATGCACTCCCTCTAGTAAATTCATACATTACACGCACAGTTATTCGAACAGCTCCATAAGGATAGATAACTCCTTCATCTGACGATGCTTCAATAATTTGTGTATCCAACGCATTTCCATTTCTAGTTATATCATTATCTAAAGTTTCTTCAACCACTTCAATTATTTGATTTCTTACAGTATCTATATTACTTGATGTTCCTTTTCCAAAAGCTACAATAATAAAATCAATAGTTGCTCTATAAGCACCTGAACCTGTAACTCCTATTGAAGCCGGTTCTCTACTTTCGTCACCAGCTTGGATAAAAGCACAAGGGAATTGAGCATCGCTTAATTCTTCTATATCAAATGGTTCTCTTGTTAATTTTTTAAATTCTATTGGACTAGTTACTGCATCTAATTTTGTTATTATATCACTTGCGATGTTTTCTCTTTTACTCATCTAATCCCAATCTGTTGAAAATAAAATTTACTAAATTCGTTTATTAATTTTGGCTCTTCTTGTTTTCCAATACTAAAAAAAGGTCTTTTAGTTTTCTTTTTTCCAACACCCAGGATATCATGTCTAAATGCTCTTTTTTCCATATCCTTATTAGCAAATAATAATGTTGATTTTTTTCCTCTAACTCTAAAATCTAAACTTCTAAACATTTGTCCAGATAATGTAAGATCTACTATATCAGAATTTTCTTTAATACTTTCGTATGCTATTTTTGTTGCTGGTGCGTAAGGAATAAATTTACCTCCGTCTGGTTTTTGTCCTCTTTGAGTTCTTTTTGTTATCATTAATACAGCCATATTAGAAACTCTATTCAATGCCCTTTGAATTGCTATATTTTGTTTTCTAGAAATTTTTTGAATTAATTTTTTCACTTCAATTGTGTTCACATCAATTTTGATTTCTGCGACCACTATCTAACTAATCGTAATTGATGTAACGATTCCTTTTCGCTATCAGATACTGTTCCCCCACCATCTTCATCATATTCAACCCCGTCCCTTAAAATTGCTTGGAACTCTTCTTCGTATCTGTCCCTATAAAAATCAATTTGTACTTGGAAAGTATCTTTGCCCTCGCCTGTGTCTGGATCACGCCATTTAGTTAGTTGAGGATAGATATATTTCCATAATGCCAAATAAACTACTGATAACTCCCATTGTGAAGGAGTTAATTTACTATTAGTCATTTCAACAGATGTTATTTTTGTAATATCTTTATATCTAACTTGATGTCTATATCTTTCCCACCATTCCTCACGGATTCGTCTTAAAACATCATTTTCTGCAAATTGTATTTGGTCAACAAAAGTTGTTATTCCAAAATCTAAAATATCTGGTTGAATCTTTTGCAAATGTGTATTTTGCACACTAAAGACTGTAGAGGACATTATTTTTTAGTTTTTTTCTTTTTAACTTTTTTAATAACTTTTTCAGCTTCAACTGTTTCAGTTTTTACAGTTCTATTATTTTGTAAAGACCAACCACGCATATTGAACCTTTCAATATTATTTTCATAGTCGTGTTTATATCTTTCAATAACTTCGCCTTTTTTATTAACAAGTTTTACTGTTTCTATACTCATAATTTTTTATAACAAATAAGGGGCGGATATACCACCCCTTTATAAGTTTTATTTACTAAGCCGCAACTGTATCTGCTGTTAGTTTCACTCCATAAGTATCATGAAGTTCACCAACTCCGAATACTGCAGTCGCAACGATTTCATCTGCTCGTAAAGAAGCATCTCTTTGTGTTTCGATTTTTAGATCTTGCATCATCGCTAGACCTAAAGCATCTTGAGAGAATACTCCTCCGATAGAATCATCTGAACCGTCTACGGAAATGTTTGAACTTTCAAAGATTTGAATCCCTGCAACAGTTCCTACAAAGCCAGTTCTCATAGCTTCGTTAGATAGTTCTGTATCTCTACCAACAAATGTATTTGTTAAAGATTTTTTAACATTAAAAATTTGTTTTGGGTGGAATACACCATAATAAGGCCCAGGCGCTTTATTAGTTTTAAGTTCAGCTGCACATTCAAATAAATCTTGAACTGTTAATTCTGAACCTGCTCCAGGACCTTTTTCAGTTGAAAATCCAGAAAATAAAGCTGCAAGATCACTATCAATCTTTGTTGCAATACCTTCACCGAATAATCTTCCAATGTCCGCAGCTACATTTCTAGACGCAGAATTTCTGGCTAAATCCGTTAGTGTGGTCATCACGCCAATTTCTGAAGCAGTAATTGTTACTGAACTTGGATTGACGGCAGTATTTGAAAGGTCGGAAGCTTCACTAACTGCTGCTGCTGATACAGTTGAATAAATCGGTACTTCTACTGATTTTCCACCGCCTGCAATAGTGTAGTTTCGGACAAGACCTCTCATTATAGATTGTTCGCTCGCCACAAATAAAGCTTCTGCTACGATCTCCGTATATAGCTCACTTATGGTGCTCGATGTTGTTTCGTTGGCCATTTTTTTTACTCCTTAATGGTTACTGTTTATTGTTGATAATCCTTGATCCAGAATCTCTTTGCTTTCTATACTCAGCATATCTTTTTCTGTCTGCCGGATTATTCATATCTATATCACTCAAATTTAAAGGTTTATTGAGCTCTGTCCTATCCACATTTGACACTGAGCCACTACCACTAGGAGTAGCAGTAACAAAGTGAGGGTTCTGTGTTAAGAACTCATTAACTAACTCGTCAGTAGTTAAAAGTTCCCCCTTACTGTTATATCTAGCTATACCGTTTTTATCAACAATTTCAACCCCTCCTGTATCATTGAGCTTAATATTATTTTTTAACAGTTCAACCACTTGATCTGGATTGATCGCTCGATTTTTAGAAGCAGAAGATAATAAAGCTTT